TATACGTAGGAAATAGATTAGGCGGACACGTAGTTGAGTTTTCATTTTTTTCAAAAAGAATATAGCCGAGGATACCATTAATTTGAGCGGGAGGTGGATTGTAAGGGTCGGGCTTTGTCCAAGTTTTAGTAGCATCAAAATAAATCTTATAATTTGGAGCGGTGGCGTTAATAATTTCAGTACGAAAAGAGACATTAGATATGTACCAATCAGAACCAGACATAGGTACATCTGAAATATAAGAAGTCACTAAAGAATAACAAGACTCATAAGTCTGAGAGGTTGCAGTAACAATACTGGATGGATTTTTAGTACATTTAAATAATTTTTGGTTTTCAGACTTAGGGTTTTGAGATGAAACGATATCATAAATAGTTGCATTGCAATTATTTGAAATAAAAAGGGCTGCTATCAGCCCAAAAGCTAAAAACAGCCCTTTCATAATATAGCTCCTTAATATTAGGTCGATTTGTTGCCAACTTTCTTAAACAACTTGACACCGATAAAGAACAGGACGACTGGAACTGCAATTAGCCAGCCTTTGGCAATCATTGCGTTTGCCTCTGCGAGAATTGAATCAAGGGCTGCTTCTGCTTCACCAGCGGCCATAGCCATAGGTGCAACAAAAGAAGCCATTAACGCCATAGCTACGGTAACGCGACCTTTCGTAATTTGCTTTTTCATACACTTTCCCTTCTAGGTTGATGATTGGGCTATTCTGCGGAACAGGTACAGCTTATATCCCACGGCATAACCAATAGCGAATGAGGCCATCCCCATTAACACTAATTTGGTGAACAGTTCGAGATTGAACGCTAACCAAAATTCGTCAGGTGTCATTTCCAAGACTCCCCCGCAAGCCATCCAATTGAGAAACAGACGGCACACATTAAAGCGACTAATACCTCATGCATGTGATACCTCGCTTATTAAAAACTAAGCATTAACACATTGAAGATTAATTTGTTCACGCTCTTTATTTACAATGTAACAAAGAGCGCATTCAAAAAGTTCAAGCGTTAAAATGTTAATTGGCTGATCAATATCGCCATCAAATACGTTTCCGCAACATGAGCACATCCAAAAGCCAAATACTCTGTCTTCCATAAGTCACCTCAAAAAATTCTTTACACGTCCATTTGTAAAGTGACGCGCTAGAGCTGGATAATAATCACGGTTTTCACAACAGAATTCAGCGAGTTGCTTAAATTCAACTTCACACAAATCAGGAACCCAAAGAGTTACTTTCTTTAAGCCCTTGGCTTTCTGTCTGTTTTCGTAATCCTTATTCCTGCTCATAACGTCACCAGTGACCTACCCCTTAAATTGCTTTCTTGGGTGGATTAAAAATATCGATATGCTGAACCATAGTCGCACCGACAATAATGGTTGAGCTCATATCTTCTGGGTCGATATCAATATCAACCTCAGCAAAACAGGGATAATCAAGGCGCTGTAACTGAGGTAATGCATCGATATGACAAACAACGCATTTTTCTTCGTCAACAGTGAAACCCTTATGAGAGCTTCGGCCTTTTTCAGTCTCCCAGTTGCGAACTGGCGTTAAGTTAAAAATCTTGCCGAACTCATAAGGACGGCCTGATGTTTTACCTACACCCTTGGCAGCTTCTACACCTAAAATAAAAATGACTTTTTTCAT